GTCCTTTTCTGTTACTTGCCATACAAGGTCGGGTCTGTCTCTGCGTCCGATTAACACTTGCCCGTTATTCAAACACAGAAGCACTCTAATGCCGATTCTTGGAATCTGCTTTTCGCAAGGTATCCACCCTTGCGGTCTGTCCGCCTCAAGTTCCTCTTTGAACCACAGCTTCCCCCATTCAGCAAACTCCGCATTTAAGTCTGCGGATGGTATGGTATTTATCTCTTTCTCGATAACGTCCTTTGATACAAAACTGTATTTGTACAATACCTTTATCGCATCTTCTCGTCTTATAAGGTCATCCATCATTTACTCCTTTCAATCTGATTAAAGCGGGCAAAGGTTGAACACACTGCTCTGAAAGATTTTCCTTTCTTTTGATCCCTAATAGCTAAACTCTGCCCGCCTGTATCAGCTACCTAAATCCTACAGCCTGCCAGCCCGCCTGCACTGGCGCTAATCCATCGTCCTGTACAATGGTCACGACATAAGCCCTACTATTTATACTGTGTGCCACTGGCTTGCCGTCCTTGTATACTAAAAACTGGATTGTATCGCCTGCCCTTATGCGTTCTTTATTTGATCTGAATATATGATGCAGTTGGTTGTTTATTATGTGGTCAGCTTCAATTTTCGTGGTTCTGATCGTTCTCACTGTCATTACTTGTCACCTATTAGCCCTTTCTTTTCCATGCCTGCTATCTTTACTTTCTTCAGTTCATTGTTGCCCTTTGCCCTGCACCTGTAGCACATGTACCTTGTGCGCCTGTATGCAAGCACAGGGTAAAGGTCGTATTCGTGGTATTCATTGCCACAGTAGTCACATTTCCTCATAGTATTCTTCGGGTGCCAGTATATACACCTTGCGACCCCTTTCCAGCCTTATCCAATCTTTACAGCCTACGGGCTTGTAGAACGGGCAGTGTGTGCTCTTGCATGCACTGGTCAGCACTGCGCACCCGCCTTTCAGTTCTGCAAAACATGGCTCCCTGCAATCAGTAATCTCCACCATTTTTCTGCCACCCTGCTTTCTCTGCGTAGCCGATAACGTAGGCGTAGGCGTTCTGCAGTACCGTCTGCTTCAGTTTTACCTGCTCATAAACAGCCTGTATTAAGTCACCTGCATCAACGTAAACTTCATACAGGTTGTCCACTTGATCTGCAGTTAATACCTTCCATACGTTTGTCCACTCGCCACTACTACAACTATTCTTATCTATACTTATCTTATCTATACTTGTCTGTGTATACGGCTTGTATACATCCTGTATACATTTTGTATCCGCGAGCGTGTAGGCCTTGTTTGGCTTTTCTGCCAGCAGTGCTTTTTCTTCTACATACACCGTAGGCGTATAGCGGTCTTTCTGAATGTAGTTATTCATCTTCCAGTGCTTAATAACCACCACGCCACTTTCAAAGGCTATAATGAACCTCTTTGCCATCAGCAGTTTAAGGTCATCATCATTAGCGCCTATTACACGCTGTATGCGCTTTGGGCTGTTTACAAATCCATCATCGTCCGCGTTCATGCCTAAATGAAAGTACAGCGCCTGTGCTGATAAAGGCATGTCCAAGAATGCGTCCGACTCTGTGATCTGTTGCGAAAACATCCTCTTTTTAGCCATTGCTACTGTTCCACTCCCTTTCTATTTGATTCTCTACCAGCTTTAACTGTAGCTTTACCGCCATGATGTGCTCTGTGTTTGCCCTATATACAGCTTCTGCCACATCGCGCTTGAACCTTGCTTCTGCTACTGATGGTATGCCGTAGCATGTTTTGTCTATCATGCCTACAGCCATGCCCTCGTCACGCAGTTTCAAGCACTCTTGCCGTAGCAGTATCTTGTAGTCTTTTTCTGCCTGCGCATATGCAGTGCCATTCGTGCGCAGTAGCCGTATGCTTTGTGTCAGCTCACTGCTCAAGCTCTGCATGCTATTCATTAAGTCTTGCATATGCCTGCTCCTTTCACATGCCCGCACACGGCCTAAATTTTTGATTTAAGCCGTGTTTAACTTTAACTTAAGTTATCGGGCATTATAAATAATTTCTCCCAAACAGTGCCACAAAATCACTGTTTTCATACACCTCATTAAATCGTTGCTGTGCCATGCGTTTCAGTTTCAAGTCCAGCTCCTTATTTCCACCGTGCACGCCTGTATGCATGCGCCTGTGATGATAATAGCACAGTCCGCATTTAAGGCCATAGTGTTCAGCCAGCTTTCTGTTGTTTCCTTTGCCATACAGCACATGATGCACCTCGGTGCCGTACCTGCCACACTCTATGCAGTAGTCTGTATCAGCCTGCAGTATGCTTTTCATATAATGCTCCTCTGCGGGTTCTTGCGTGCGCTGATCCGCGCACTGCTCATAAGCCTGTCGCGGTCACGGCTCTTGAGGTAGTTTGTTTTAATGTACACCCTGTACCTGTTTTTATAGTTGTATATCTTTTCTACCTGCTCCAGCGCCTGCTCGAGGTTAGATACAGGCTCTACCATTGATGCGTACTTTGTCAGCTTATCCGTCAGCATACCGTTGTCCACTTCGCCATCTTTGTAGCACCATATAACAGCGCACTCCACAAGGTTCTGCTTTCCATCTATTCTGCGTATCACTTCCAGCAGTGGCCTTAAGTAGTCCAGCGCCTGTATAGCATCGTTGTAGTCTTTTTCACTGCAGTGGAATGTGCCCTGCGGTATGCTTTTGCTTACTGCGCCTACCAGCCCAGTTATGGCAAAGGCTATAACACTCAATTTCATGTCGGGGTATGCTTTAAGCAGTTCATACAGGTATTTATAGTTGATGTCGCCACCGCTGGCGTATGATCTTATCCAGTCCATTGTCGTCCAGTTGCTCTGATTGATGTTCAGCGCCCTGCAGTGCTCTATCCTTGCACCGTCAACGATAATGTAGTCTACTGGCATGTCCAGCTTCTTGAGTGCTTCAAGCCTGTTCTGCCCGTCTATAACTTCCATGCGCTCGTTCACGATAATAGGGTTCGTGATGTAGCCTACAGCGTTTATGCTGTCGATGATCTTGTTAGTTGTGCGGGTCTTAACATCCCTGTTTTCTATCATTGTCTTGAACATATCGTACTTGCTTGTTGTGTAAATCTTTTTCATTGCCCTTGCTCCTTTACCTACTGCCTAAAAAGGCATTCCGTCGTCTACTGCGTTAAACGCTGGCGCAAATGTATCTTCCACCCAGCGCTGGCTTTCCTGTGGTCGCTCCTGTTTTGGCTGTTTAGGCTCACCGCCTAAAAACTCTACTCGGTCTGCTACTACATCAGTAGTGTATACCGTGTTACCGTCACGGCCTTTGTATGATCCTGTCTGTATTCTGCCCTGCACAGCACACTGCCTGCCTTTAGATAGGAACCTGTCGCAGTTTTCGGCCTGCTTACCCCATACGGTTATTCTGATAAAGTCAGCGCCCTGCTCCTGCCCGTCACGGCGTGGCCTGTCCACCGCCAGTGTAAATGTAGTCTTTGCCGTGTTTGTGGTCTGTGTGTATGCCATGCTGGTTTCTGTCGCCAGCCTGCCGATGAGTATTACGTTGTTCATACTGTTGTACCTGCCTTTCCTCTACTTGTTGACCATACTATCATGTCGGGTCTACCTTTTACCTTTTGCGCTATATCCAGCGCTTCGATCTTGCCGTTCACCGTTTCTATGCGTGATACATACATGCCGTAGGTGTCGCGCATGTTGTGCACTTTGTACCTGCCATTGCCTATTTGGTCTGTCGCCATATCTAAATAAATGCGCGGGCTGGTATACAGCTCTATCCCGATGCCCCATCTAAATCCCGCTCGTTTGAACGCATCGCTGGCTTCGCCCTTTTCCTTTTCAGTCTGCGATTCGGTACCGCAGTCCCATTTCCATACCCACTGCCCGTTGTGATCGTCCCACACGCCTATACCGCAGTACATATTGCCTTTGATTTCCTTGTAGTCACACTGCCAGTTAAACATGCCATAGGTTTCATCCAGCATCTGCCTGTCTACACGTGCGTCCTTGTACAGCAGTAGTGATATGTACCCGTCACCTACCTGCCCGATGCGCACATCTATTTCCTCTGCTTTTAATGGTCTCATTATTTACTCCTTTCATCTATCAGCTTGCAAACAGCCCATTTTAGGTTTGCGCATTCTGCGCAGGCTTTTTCTATTTCCTCGATGCTTGCAAGCATAAGCCCCAGCAGTTTGTCGGTGTCTATTGCTTGTTCCTTTTCTACAACTGGTTCACCGTTCATCCAGCGCTGTTCGCCCTGCTGTTCGTCACTACATACTTCGTTCACGCCCACAGGCCTGCCATACTTGTCGCAGTAGCCTATAACGCCCCTGTACTGTTCGTTTGGCCTGTACCATTTACAATGTCTGCACATTAGTTGCTCCTTTCCCTGCAGTAGTTGTGCAGTACCTTTGCCAGCTCCTCGGCTTCAGAGTCAGTGAGCGTCAGCCCCTTGCTCATTTTTTCGTGGTTGTATGTCCATTCCCTTATGTCCAGCTTCGGGTCGCGCCCGTTCCAGCTTACAAGGTTTACCTCTTTAGTCCAGCCTACCCCGTTGTGGTCGATCCGCTCGGATATAATGCCCAGCGTTGCCACTACATCGTACTTAAAAGTGTCATATGCCATTAGTTTGTGCTCCTTTCTTGTTACTGTTTAAATGTTACCCGTTGATGTGTCCGCATTAGCGTACTCGATAAATGTGATCTGCTCGGCCATGCGCACCTGCTCCTTGTATTTGCTACCGCGCAGGTCTTCACGCTCGGCCTGCAGTTTGCGCCTGCACCTGCCGATGCTTTCCTGTGATGGTATGTCCTTATCGCGCATTACCTCGCTGTAGGGTGCCCACGGGTTTATGCCGTAGTAATCCGTATGGATCGCCAGCGTCAGTTCTCTATCATCATCACGTGTGCGTGGCTTGTTCAGCAGTTCCTGTAGAACCATGTGCTCCAGCTTAAATAGTCTGTTTTTCATCTGTCTGTATCACTCCTGTCATCATTAAACATGTACCAGCCTGCATCCATGCCAGTAGCATCCTCAAACTGTTTTATCTCCCTGCGCTCTGTTACCTTGTCATAGTAGTTAAGATAGTCAGCCATGCGCTCAATGCTTGTGGCGCCCTCGTCCATGCAGTCAACCCCGCCATACCAGTCGCAGAAGCCACGCAGTGGGCACTTTTCGCATTCTTCCGTGCAGTATTCCGTTATAGCCTGCATATGTGTTCTGATGGCCTGCACGTGCTCAATCAGTGTTTCGGCTCTTCTTGTCAGCTCTACCATACTGGCACCTCGCTACTTGCTACGGCTATAACCATGCCCGCGCCCAGCGCCATAGATGCCAGCATCACCAGCGCCCAGCCTACTGCTACCTTGATTCTGTCAAACATACTTGCACTTCCTTTCCTGTTTGATCTGCCAGCAGTACCGCCAGCAGTTCTGTAATTTGTTCTTTCATTGCCTTTAACTTTAACTTAAGCCTTACTGCACAATAATATGGTCATTAGCCTTTAGCCCCAGCGCCTGTCTTAACGCTTCCATATCGTCCACTGTCGGGCTTGTATAGCCCTTTTCCCAATTGAGTATGGTATTGGCTGTCTTGCCTATCTTTTCGCCCAGCGCGGGCTGTGATAGGCCACGCAGGCCACGCCACTGCTTAATTGTCGCTTTCATGTTTTCTCCTTTCCACCTCTGCCTTGCAGAAGTTATAAATGTACCCTGCCCTGCTCTGCTCAACATCGTCCAGCATGTCCATAAAATACATAGCCCGTGCCAGCCCCTGCTGATCCGCAATCATCCAGTGCTCTTCCTTGTGGTGCTCAAAGCCGTGCGCCCAGTCCTCGTCTGTGAGCCAGTAGTTAACTATGCGCTCACACTCATCGTTAAAGATGTTCACCAGCATTGCGATGCCCTCTGTTTCAGCCTGTACAGTGATACCGCTGTACCCGTACTTCATTTCTTTTGCCATAATTTACGCTCCTTTACTGTTAACTTAAGTGATACCTTACACTACAATTATATAACTTTAACTTAAGTTTTACCATAATATCTTTAAATTATCTTTAAAGATACAAGGCAGAACATCGGCAGGGCTTTACGCCCCGCCTTACCGTTCGCGCCTGTACATATCTATTATGTCTTGCTGGTACCAGCCGTATGAGGTTTCCTCATAGTAGTCATCCAGCCATGCCTGCCTGCGTTCCTCCTCGCCCCTGTACCAGTCGCGCTCCGCATCGTCTACAGCCTCACGCACCTGTTCCTTTACCTGCTGTGCCAGCTCTTCGTAGTGCTGTTTTACATACACAGCGCCGTACTTCATTGTGAGTTCACCCCACGCCTGCGTGCTTACATCACACGCCACTTCGATTCTGATTTCCTCGGGCATTGTTATCTCCTTTCTACTGCACTGCCATCCTCACGGCATCCTCTACGCAGGCCATAGCGTACTGCGTTACCCTGTCGAGGTTCTCATGCGCCCACTCAAGGCCGTACCAGTCTGCCAGCGTGTGCTGTGCGTCAATAGTTACATCTACCACCAGCGCGATGATCTGATCCATGTCCATGTTATGCTCCTTCCTATACTTCGGTTGCCTTAATAAGCCTAAATTCGCAATTTGGGAAAGTCTTGCGCATATACTGGCGGTACTCAAGCACTCTCCCGAATACATTGCTATCGTCTGTAAATTCTTGCGTGTGGCTGTGCTTCATCCTGCCGATGCCCTTTACAAACACCACGCTTTCTACTTTAAACTTCATGCGATGCTCCTTTCTAATACGGCTTGCCCTCATGAGTATTGAACCTGTGGCAGTTGCCGTTTTGATATGTTACTGATACCACCCACGCGCTGTACGGGTATTCGCCCGTCAGCTTCGGTATCTCTTCATACACGGCCTTGTCCCATGCATCGGCCTTGTTGCCTGCAGGGAGCGCCAACAGCCTTACGCTGTCAGCGCTGTACAGTTTGTACTCTACTGCGTATGCCTTCATGCTGTCGCTCCTTTCCATTCCAGCTTGCACCTTGTCAGCGCTGTCTGCTTTTCGTCCCTGTACTCTTTGTGCTCTTTTACTGTGCCAGTAACCTGTACCAGCTCGCCCTCTTCGTGATGTAGCCACTCGCCGTTTTCCAACCATGTGCCCAGCGCCGTAGCAGTTTTCCATATCAGCTTGTTGCCCTCTGCATCCTTAAACATGTGGATGTGCATAGTGTCGGTGCCATAGCCAGCAAAGCTCTTCACCTCAAAGCTGGCACTGCCTATGTAGGTCGCCTGCACCGTCATGCGCTTGCCTGTTTCGCCTACGTACTGGCTGATGGCCTTTTCTGCCTTGATCCTTGCTTCACGCTCTTCCTGCTCGGCCTTGCGCTTTGCTTCAGCTTCTGCCTGCCTGCGTGCGTACTCCTCTGCCTGCGCCTTGTGCTTTGCTTCACGCTTTGCGTCCAGCTTTGCTTGATACTCGGGAGTGCGCTCTATCCACTTACGCCACAGCTTACCCTCGCCAGCGCATTTGAAGCAGGTGCCTGCGTACTGTGGGCATCCGTTGATGATAGCGCCCCACTTATACGTACCGTCGCCACCGCACCTGTCACACGGTACATAGCCCTCGTAGTGCTTGCTACCGTTGCGGTCTATCTTAACCAGTTTCGGTTCCATGTTTGCTCCTTTACTTAATCAACAATATCTACCATAGCTATTGTATAACTTTAATTTAAAGATTGCAACAATATCTTTAAACTTTATTTAAATATTTTGTAAGAAATATTGCACAACTTGAACTTGCTCTTTAATATACCCTTAAGACAACACTATCTGTAGAAAGGGGAGCGACGCCATGAAAACCATGAACGAGATATTCAGCCGTAACCTGCGAAATATGCTGTATGCAAAGAACCATACGCAGGTTGAACTGGCGAAAGCAGTAGGTGTATCTGAAACGAGTGTCAGCCACTGGGTGAACGGCGATGTAGTGCCACGGCCTAAAAAGATTGACGAGATATGCGCGTATCTTAAATGCTCGCGCGAGGATCTGACCACCGACCATGAACAGGTTGTTGAGCTTGCGCCCGAAGATGTTATGGCAGAGGAGTTAAGGAACAACCCGAAGTTGTTTAGGTTGATGTTTTACGCGATGCGCCTGCCGCCCTCAAGCCTTGATGATCTGATTAAAAAGGCGGGTGAGTTGAAGTGAAAGTATTTCTGTATGTGCGTGTATCGTCAGAGGAGCAGGCAAAGCACGGCTACAGCCTTGACGCACAGGAAGATGCACTGCGGGCATTTTGTAAGCAAAACAATCATATTATAGTAGGAACTTACAGGGATGAGGGTATCAGTGGCAGAAAGCCGTATACGAAAAGGCCTGCTATGATGCAGTTGCTGTCAGATGTAGCAACGGTGAAGCCCGACATGATCTTGTTCACGAAGCTCGACCGCTGGTTCCGTAACATAAAGGAATATTACAAGGTTCAAGACATACTGGACAGGTATAAGGTAGACTGGAAAGCTATAAGTGAAGAATACGATACCAGTACCGCCAGTGGCAGGCTGTATGTCAACATAAAGCTATCCATCGCACAGGATGAAGCTGACCGCACCAGCGAGCGCATAAAGGATGTGCAAGACCAGCTCGTCATGCAGGGCAAAGTGTTAGGCGGGAAAGTTCCTTTAGGCTATACCATAAAAGACAGACATGTTGTGTTTGGTGATAATATCCACATCACAAAAGATGCCATAGACCACTACATGCTCCACCAGTCAGCTACCGCTACGGCAAAGCACATAAACAGCCTGTACGGGCTGAATTATTCTCATGGTAAAATACTGCGCCTGTTTAGATCTCCGCTGTTAAAGGGCGAATACAGGGGAAATACAGCGTACTGTGAGCCGTTGCTTACTCCCGCGGAGTGGGACGCACTACAGGCAGTTATAGCAAAGAACATAAAAGGCGGGACTAATAGGCGGGTGTACTTGTTTACTGGCCTTATAAAGTGCCCCATTTGTGGCAGGCGTATGGCAGGCCATGCAGACCAGCGTGGTAGTAAACGCTACAGATGCCCGAACCACATCGTAGGCACCTGCAGTATGGAGCATAATGTCAGCGAAAAGAAAACAGAAAAATGGTTGTTGGAGTACATAGAAGAGGATTTTAAGGTTAATGTAACCATGCGCCCGAGGGAGCACAGGGAAAGCCCTAAAAAGTACCGCCAGCGCCTTGAACGGCTCAATGACATGTACTTGTTGGGTAACATAGAAAAAAGCGCGTATATGGCGAAATCTGCCGATATACAGCGCAAAATAGCAGAGCTGGAGCGCCAGCCCGAACCTAAAGAGCACAAGTTTAATGCTGGCTGGAAAGATGTTTACCTGCAGTTAGATATGGAGCACAGGCGTAGCTTTTGGCGTGGTTTGATCGCGGGCGTTGAGGTTGATATAAACGGCAGGCCTGTTCGAGTGCTGTACTAACACCCTGTTACATTCGGGTTGGACAATGTTAGTACAGCGTGATACAATTATCTTGTCATTGTTAGGCATCACTTTCTTTTTCATTGACCTTTCAAGGAAGAGCGGGCATTAGCCTGCTTTTTCTTTGTTAAAAATACCATTTTGCCAGCAATAAAAAAAGACCCCTGCAGTTATGATCTGCAGGGATATTTCTTTATATGGAGGACAGCCGACTATCACGGCAGGCTTTTGACCTGTGATGGATTCCGCACCGTTATGTAAGAGGAGGTGATCCCTACAGATCGTCTCCGACCTGCTCCGTATCAACCGAATTTGTATCAGCCGATTCTACTGCATCAGCCGATTTTAATGATTCTACTGTTGGTCTTGACATAGTAAGAGTTGTACTGTTTCCATTCAGTTTCTTTTCTATGTATCTTTGGATATCCGCACTATACACAAGTGTTACGCTTCCGTCGCTCCACACATTATTCGTCCCCGTTAGCAGCTCCACCTCTTGCGGAGTGAATTGGATGGTCTGTGGGTTGGCGAGTTCGTAGACAACTTGGAGCGGATTGCTTGCAAGATATGTTTTTAAATCTGCACGCGTTGTTATGTTTTCAATTCTGACAACCAACTGCGTTCCCCACGCAAACTGCGCCACGCCATACTGACTTGCTGAACCTGCTATTTCGTTTTGCGTTTTGCCTTCGAGATAGTTTGTCAAAACGTGGACGATTGTCTGACTTAATCCATCTTTGATACTGCTGTCGACGTATGAAAATGCGTTCGGCAATCCCGTTTTCGTGCTCCATACTTCATCGTTACTACCATCAAGCGTAACCATCGCCCTATCCACCACCATCTCTCCGCTTACCACATCGAGGACACCGCCGTATACCGTCTGTCCGAGGTCTGTGGTGTAGGTTGTGCCGTCATAGGCGTGGTAGTCCGTGTCTGTTGATGGGTAGTTTATGCTGATGTCGTTGTTGTAGGTTGTGCCGTAAGCAGGTTGCACTTGGAAACGCATATAATGAGCGTTAGATGGTGTTACAAACGCTCTATTTTTGTTTACAGCCATCCCGTATGCGTCCACATAGCCAATATATTCCTTATCAGAATCATAGAAGCGTACTTGGAAATTTCCACCCCCCTCGCTGTTGCCAAAATAGTCGTAATAAGCTGTGCTTGGCAAGATGCTGATAAATCCCTTTGAACGAATTTGAGATATTGTTGCAAGGTCTTGCCCGTTGCTTGAGTTAATTCCACCTACTTCCCACTCTTCGTCCCAAACATTCACCCCCGTCCTCTGCGTGTCCACTTCCGTCCGTCCGCTGATAGGGCAGACGTTGGAGTATGGGGCGTATGTAGTTGCGGTTGAGCCTTCTTCAAGTTGTACGTTTGACAAGGTTATTTCATGTTTTGGGCTTGTTGCGTCATACAGCCCAAGCCAATAATGAGCAGTTTCATCTGTTATAAATGTACCGCCAGTGGTTGTCAATGATGCAATAGTTGTTGCTGACAACCCTTTTGAATAATCAAGGGCTTCAGTTGGTAATACATTTGTTGTTGTTCTTCTTACAGAAAATGTCGTGCCACTTGCTTGACCTGTTACGCTATACGAAATTGTGTATGTCTTATTTGCTTCTAAATACCCCAAATATGCGCCAAATCCCGCATTTGCATCAACATTTGCCTTGAATCCTGTTTCCGTATTTGTAATGGGATATTGGAATGAACCATTTTCCCATAATCGTGACGCATAGCCAACATAATACAAACTGTTTGAAAACTTATTCTTCCCTGCTCCCCCTGCCCACGGCTTATCGTATCCGTTGAGGTCTTGGATTGGTTCAAGTGCTACCTTGAGTGACTTTGCAGGAACAACGCTCTGTCCGTCTGTAATAGATACGATAGAACCGCTTGCCGTTTCTGTTGGTAAGAGTGCTTCAAGCTGTGACAGATTAACATCACCCTGCACGCCTTTAGGTATACCCAAATTCAAAACAGGATTTTCTGCGGTTCCCGTGATGGTTGCCGTTGCAGGTGTATTCGGTTCAAGTGTATCCACCTCGCCTATAGAGAAGTTAGGTGTTGCACCTGTTTCGCCTTTGTCACCTTTTACGCCTTTGTCACCTCTTGGGATTCCAAGCGTAAGAAGTCCGTCCGAATAAGATGCCGTTGCGTCCGAACCCGCTTCTAAAGTCTCCGCAGTTGCCCTCATACCGAGTATTTTATCTCTTGCGTCTTCTGCATCGTCCTTTGCATTTTCTGCGCTTATAGCCGATTCTGAAGCGTTCTGTGCTGACTGTGCCGATGCTGTTGCTGACTGCGCTGAATCACTTGCAGAGTTAGCCGATGCTGTTGCCGATTCGCTTGCGCTCTGTGCGCTCTGTGCCGATGCAGTTGCACCCGCTTCTGCTCTGTCTGCGTCTGCTTTTACGTTGGCTACGAATTGCTCATACTGGGATGGGGTTATCGGTACAGTCTCACCGCCCGCTACCTTTGCTTCGCCCGTCATTACCAACGCTGTAGTAGTGTAGGTGGTAAGTCTTTCAGTAACAGAAGTGCCATCGGTGATACTGCCTGCGAGGTTTACCTTTACATAACCCAATTGCCGTACCATTTCGTGAGGTACCTCGCACATGCCATTGTGATCCAGTTTAGTTGCTATGTCGCCTACGCCGTCCATCTGCCATATAGCGCTGACATTATCAAACTGCCAATTGTTGCCCAGTGTAAAAACAGCATCTATATAACTGACGGTATTCGTGGCAAAACTGCTTTCGCCACCTGTCTTTTTTAATGCCTGCTGATCTGCAGTGAAAGTTATGGTCTGTCTTTCCATGTCTACCTCAATCCGTTGTTTCTATCTCTGCGCACTCCCGATATAACTTACTGATCTCGCCGTTACCGCCCAACGCCTTATAGCCCGTGTATAAGCTGTCTATGGTTTCCCATTCGGATGCAGGCCTTTCGTCCGCGTGTTTCCAATCGCATAAAAGGACATACAACCTGTCTGCGCCTAACGCCTTGAGCATCTGCCGTTCGGGCGACACTTTTTTCTTATCGTGCCTGTCTATCAAATATTTAATCAATTCTATTACCGCCTGTGATGTGGCTAACGCTACTATGGCTTGTGTCACTGTCATATTGTCCACCTCACTTTGCTCTGAACAGCCAGTCTTTTTCATGGTGCTTTAAGTTACCGCTGTTTGATGTGTTGATGTGGGCGTATCTGTCATTGTCGGAACCTTGATTGGCTTCTGCCCTGTAGAACTTGCCGTTTTGCTCTACGATTATCCAAATATGATGACCGCCCTTACTGTTTTTATGCACGCGTATATCGCCTGCCTTGAGTTGCTCCTGCGTATAATCCACCTTAATTTCTTTGAAATTCTCGCGCAGGTATTTGAGTATCTTGCTCCATCCCTTGTTGACTGGCATTGTAGGATAGCCCGAAGCTTTTAATACAAGCATGACAAATGAGTGGCACCCTGTATCGATTCCCTTTTTAGGAAAATATTTTCTCCAAGCTGTTTTAAAATCGGGATCGGGTGAACCGCCTTTTTCTTTGTATTTGCTTTCGGGCGTTCCTTTAGGCCATGCATACTTAAGTGCGTACTCATTGATGATCTGCGCCTTTGTCTTCTTTGCTACAGGGCTTGTACGGAAAACTTTTTTGTTAAGATATGTCTGAAGCGCCTTTGTAGAATTAACGCCCCACGCACCATCTACAGTTGTTCCAACAAGCTTCTGCAGGGCTTTAGAGGTCTTCACGCCCCACGATCCATCCTGCGCCAATCCGAGCTTTCTCTGCAGGGCTTTAACAGTCGTCTTGTCCAATATTGCGGTTGGCTTTATGCCAAGCCACCTCTGCATGACGGCTATGCTGTTATAACCAAAATAACCGTCTACAACCAGTTTCTTTGACGCCGTAAAGGCTGTAGGTTTAAAGTGTGGTCTGAATACGCCCTGCACGTACTTTGCAGGGCGTGTACGCTCTGCCACTACGCCCGTAGCTACAACCTTGCCCTCCTTGTTTACCTTGCTTGTATTGCCCTCTATCGTGTATATGGCGGTATCGCTTTTTCGTTCTCTGACAAAGCCGATGTGGTTCGGTGTGCCGTTGGGTTCCCAGTCAAAGAAAATAATGTCCATAGGAAGCGCAAGGTAAATAGGTATCTGCGCTAAATTTGCTCTGCACCACTGAATTGCGGTAGGACAGTAAACTACCTTTTTCCCGCCATAAAAAAGAGGGCTGTCATTGCCCTCATGGAACATATATGTTACAAATGCACAGCACCACGCACCGCTTGAACCGCAGTATCTACGGAATATGCTACCACCCTGCCCAAGATGTTTTTCTGCAATCTTCAGCAGTTCTATATTATTCTTCCCCATCTGTCGCCCCACTTTCTACCTCAAGGTCATTATCAAGGATGTAACTATCTTCGGGTTCTTCAGCGGTTTCGGTTACATGGTCACGCAGGGCTTTCATTTCCCTTGTGATCTTCGTGCCTGTCTCGCCCTCAACTGTGAAGTCATTGTTGAAGTAGGTGGCACAGAAGACTATGACAAAATTGGCAATCACAGACAGTATCTTATAGATAAGATTTACTGTAGGATTGTGAAACTGCGCCACATCTGTAGCCATTAAAGCTGTGTTGAAGCAAGTTGCAACTACAAGGATGGTTCTTAAAATCGTTCCGTTGTTCATGTTTCTCCTTTCTACAGGTACTCAACTGAATTTCCAAGTCTCAATGCGGTATATCTCGCAGAAACCGTTAAGCTACTACCGCTGTTCTGTACTGCATTAAGATAATATGTGCCACCCTCACAAAAAGCTGTGAGGTTTATAGCCGTTGAATTTCCATTGACCGCAGGTAGGCGAATCGTTCTGTTAATAGTGCCCGCAGAAGTTGCTGAAGTGGCAAGTGACAAAAGCCTGTAGCCAGTTGCGTTCGAACTGAAATTTGTAGCAATGTTGACTATCCACAAACCCGCAGGAAGTGTGAAACTACCCAAATTTGTCCATGTTGTACCGCTTGCAACCGCCTTATCCGCAAGAACCTGTCCTGTGA